GCGAACAAGATATCAAGGTCATGATTCTGGATTCAAAGAATAATCCAGTTTCAACGTTTACATTTTTTAATGCTATTCCTGTCTCTCTTTCTAGTTCTGGTGTGTCTTCTACTGTGTCAGATGTCGAATACATGAGAGCATCTGTAACATTTGATTATGATTACTTCATCATCGAAAAGAATTGACAATTAAATACATCACATTGAACTAACAGAAAAGATCACATGAAGAATCTAAACATTCGTCCATATTTCGACGATTACAACGAAGACAAACAATTCTACCAAATTCTGTTCCGTCCTTCATATGCAATTCAAGCACGTGAATTGAATCAAATGCAAACAATCTTGCAAGAGCAGATTGCAAGACATGGAAGAAATATTTTCAAAGAAGGATCGATGGTCATTCCTGGTCAACTATCGATTGATACATCTTTGGATTTCGTTAAACTTGACTCGACGTACAACGGAACGTCGATCGATTCGTATCTTTCTTCTTTTTCTGACGAATCTGTAGAAGTAATCGGAGCAACATCTGGTATCAGAGCTAAAGTACAAATCTTTAGAAAATCTTCCGATACAACAAATCCAACTATCTGGGTCAAGTATATTTCTTCTGGCGATTCCGTTAACAAAGGAACAGTAAAGACTTTCCAGCCAGGAGAAGTGATTTATACTTCTGATTCAGTTCCTCTTTATGCAACAGTAAAAAATGCATCCGATGCAATTGGATATGGATCATCTGCAAACATCCAGAAAGGTGTATATTTTGTAAATTCTAGATTTGTTCTGGTAAATGCACAAACAATCTTGCTTGATGACTATACAAATTCTCCTTCATATAGAGTTGGTCTGGAAATCCAAGAAGATTTCATCACTCCAGAAGAAGACGATTCTCTGTATGACAACGCACAAGGATCTACGAATTTTTCTGCTCCTGGTGCTCATAGATACTACATCGACCTGAATCTTAAGAAATATTCGCTATCAGATGTTTCGGATAAGACATTCATCGAACTTTTAAGAGTCACGAATGGTAATCTGAATTCTATCGTAACGACTACAAACTATTCATTGATTGCCGATGCAATGGCTCGTAGAACATACGACGAGTCTGGTAATTATGCGATTGATACATTCAATTCTCAAGTCAAAGAGCACAGAAACAACAATAGAGGAGACTGGTCAGCTAACACATCGTATCTGAATGGTGACATTGTGAACGTTGGATCGATATCATATGTAGCCGAGAACAATGGCACATCTGGATTGATTGCTCCTACTCATATCATCGGATCTTCGACAAATGGAAGTATTTCTTTCCGTCAAGAAAATTCCCCAGTATACAATCAAGGTATTCTCTCTCAAGAAAATGGCGGAGATCCATCTAAAATGGGACTTCTCATAGATCCAGGCAAAGCATATGTCTTTGGATATGAGGTTTCAAAAGCTGGACAATCAACTGTTACGATCGATAAAGCTTCTACATATCTTCCAGTAAGAAATGCTACAATTCAAACCGATATCGGTTCTTACATCAACATAGAGAATGTCTATGGATTTTTGGATGTAACGCAATTTCCTATCGTAGAACTTAGAGATAGATATACAACTACTCCAGGAACTTCCAATGGATCTATCATAGGAACTGCCAGAGCAAGATACATGGAGTATCAAACAGGAACGATTGGATCATCTTCTTGCGAATATGTTCTTTCGTTGTTTGATATAAAGATGAATACTGGTAAGAAATTCACATCAAATGTCAGACAGATAGCATTTACGAATGTGTCAGGTGTCAATTTCACATGCGACACACATCGTGATATCGCAATTCTATCAGGATCAATCACGACCCTAACTTCATCGACTACAGTAACAGGGACTGGAACGAAATTCACAAAAGAATTGAATGTTGGTGATGCAATTGGATATTATGTATCTGGTACATTGTATTCAATGATGATTGTTCAATCTATCTCATCGGATACATTGCTCACATTGACAGCAAATGCTCAACATGCCCTTACGAATTCTTCTCTATATTCTGTATCGAGCACGCATTATGAAAGTTCGAATGATTCTTTAATCTTCAAACTTCCAACTCGTTACACCAGAAAAATGAAAGATGTTGATGATGAAACATCATCAAACATTGCATACTATGTACGTCAATCATATGTATCTGGAACAGTTACGGGTGGAATAGCAACAATCGCATCTTCTCTTGGGGAGACATTCGCGTCTCCCCAACAACCAGATGCGTTCCACGTTGTATCTCCTGTTACAGGAGCAGTTATTCCTGCTACGATTACATTGAATGGAACTGCGAACATTGCAACGCTTAACGTTGGAACATCTTTTAATGGTGGAATCGTCAACGTAATTGCTACTGTTAAGAAGACAGCAAAAGAAAGACTGAAGAGCATAACTCGAGCGTTCTCAGAAGATATCACGGTACAAGCAAATGCGATTTCTCCTTCGATTACTCTTTCTAAAGTGGATGGCATCAGACTTCTGAAGGTTTCTGAATTCGTAGATTCAGGCGGGACTCCAATTGCTTTTGGATCTTCTATTCCCGGAAATGCGGTTGCTGTCGATATCACCTCAAGATATAAATTCGATACAGGAATCAAAGATTCTTACTACGATTTTATCAAGATAGTCAACAACACATCAATCAACCCAAGATCTCCAATCAGAATCACATATGACTATCACGAACATTCTTCATCTGGAGACTACTTCACGATAGATTCATATCAAAAGACTATATCTGAAACATATACAAAAGCTAACGGCGAAGTATTGGATCTTTTTGATTGCGTAGACTTCAGACCATCTAGAAATGGATCATCTTTTGTGATCAATTCGATTCCTGCAATGGGATTCGACATCATCTCAGATTACACATACTTCCAACCAAGAGTTGATATCCTATCTTTGAATGCAAATGGGAATTTTGTTATCACCAAAGGGGTTCCAGCCGATTCTCCTGTAGCTCCTTCGATTCCTGAAAATTCGATGTTGATGTCTACTATCTCGGTATATCCTTCAATTGTTGGAACTCCTGTTATTTCTATCAAGAGAGAAAATAACAAACGATACACAATGAAAGATATCGGAAATCTTGAAAGTCGGTTATCTAATGTTGAATACTATACATCTCTTTCTCTTTTAGAATCTCAGACAAAGAATCTTCAGCTATTCGAAGCTAACGGAGACGTATCTTTCAAGAATGGATTCATTGTAGACTCGCTCATTGATCAATCAATTGCTCAGACGGATTCTAAAGAATTCAAATGCTCTATTGATGTAGCTAATGGTATTCTGCGCCCATCCTTTTCTAATGATAACGTAAAATTGTTTGAGAGCGTTGCATATTCTGATAGAAAATCTATGGGATATGTAGTGAACAACGGAATCGCTACCCTAGATTACACTACTGTTTCTTATATCGAGCAACCATATGCAACAAGATACGAAAGCGTAACGCCATACATTAAAATCAATTTTATTGGTGATATTTCGCTAACACCAAGTTCTGATGAATGGTATGAAACTCAGTATCGTCCAGATATCGTTATCAATCAAGAAGGCAATTTCTCTGCTTTGGCTAATGCGTATCGTTCTGAACTAGGAACTGTTTGGAATGCTTGGCAAATTGCATGGGCAGGTGCTAGGTTTACAACTGTCAGAGGACGTATAGTTCAAATTGGCGGAGATGAGTCATACACTCAAACAAGAACCGGAACGACAACGTATATCAAAGCTGTCTATGATACGAAGGTTATCGATGATAGAATTGTATCTATCGATATAATTCCATTTATCAGACCTCGTACGATCAGTTTCTTTGGAACAGGATTCAAACCAAATACAAAATTGTTTGGTTTCTTCGATTCGACATCTATCGATTCGTATATCAATCCAAGTTCTATCATTACACTCAGCTCCAAGAATGGAACATTTGATATGTTCACAGATGCAGGATCCGACTCTAACAGTGTTGCTAGATCTATTGCATCCGCTAATGATGCTGTTTCCACTGGATTGAAAAAGGGAGATATCCTCCACAACGGAGCATCTGGAAATATTGCTCTCGCAACGGCAACTGCGATTGTGACTATTGATGAAGATAGCATGATTCATGTTATCAACCAAAGAGGATCGTTTTCTGTTGGTCAAATTGTTTATGGTTCTATATCTGGTGCGAATGGTATCGTATCTTCCATCTCTCAGCCTGGGCTTATTACGAATGCATACGGAGAGATTTCTGGAACTTTTGACATCCCATCAAATTCGAAGATTCAATTCAGAACAGGTACGAAGAATTTTATTCTGACAGATTCGTCTTCCAATGGAACAAATTATACAACGAAAGCTCTTACAACATACACTGCAACAGGATACATGCAGAATAGAGTTCGAACAATTGTATCTACACGAAATGGCGTTCTGGCTAAAGAAGCAGTTTCAGAATCTGTATTTGTTGAAGTTCAACCAGTGTATGCCGATCCTTTAGCTCAGTCTTTCAAGATTGCAAATCCAGATGGGATATTTGTTGATTCTTTTGATCTTTATTTCTACAGCAAGGATAGAATTCTTCCTGTAACATTCGAAATCAGAGAAATGTCGAATGGCATTCCTACTCAGACAGTTCTTCCTGGATCTAGAGTAACGTACAGACCAAATCAAATCAATGTTTCAACAAATGCTACAAATGTAACTAGAATCAAAACAGCATATCCAGTTTTCTTGGATGGTGATACAGAATACTGCTTTGTTCTTTCTTCAGATTCTCCATATTATGCGGTATGGGTTTGCTATGTTGGTGAGAACGACGTAACAACTGGACAACGTATTTCTAAACAACCATATCTCGGAACATTATTCAAATCTCAAAATGCTTCAACATGGTCTCCAGATCAATTCGAGGATATCAAGTTCACATTGAACAGATGTGTTTTCAATACAGCTTCTGCTAACATCAAATTTGCTAATCAGAATCTGGATACATATGCAATCAATCCTGATGCCATTTATACAAAATCTGGATCTAACTTGATTCGACTGTTTGTTCCAAATCATGGCATTCCTGTTGGATCTAACATCATTGTATCTGGATTAACATCAAATGTAAATGGCATCCCATTTGCTTCAATTAATGGATCACATGCAGTAACATATGCAGAGCAAGATTATGTTGTTATTTCTGTTGGATCAAATGCTAATATCACAGGCTATAGCAAACTTACTAATGTTGTGTATGTAACAAAACATGTTAAATTTGAATTGTTAAATCTTCTAGCTACTCAATTGAAATATGACAACACATCAATCAAGCATTTTGCTAGATGTACGGATGCAACGTATTCAATGACAAATAATGCGGTAGAATTGATTCCTCAGGAAAACACATATTTGACAGCAAGCTACCAGATAGCATCAACTTCTAATGAATCAACGTTTAACGCAAACAAGAAATCTATCGAAGTCACAGCTCAATTGGAGAGCAGCACGAATTATCTATCGCCTGTCCTAGATCTTGATAGATATTCTATTGTATGCATTGGGAATAGAATTGACACCAATCAAACGACAAAAAATATAACTGGATTAGATGATGTAACATCTTCAATAGCTGTTACGTTCAATTCTGCTGGAACAATCACAGCGTCCGTCACTGGATCATTCAGTCAACTGAAGATCGGTCAGATCATTTCTATAAGCGGTGCAACGAATTCCACTAACAACGGTATATCTACAGTAACTTCAATAGATTCCACAGGAACAACGATCACGACAACTGATAGCGTACTGGTAAACGAAACATCAACTGTATCTTTTATTGCATATAGCAGATATTTTGATGAAATCTCAGAAAACGGAACATCCGAAGCAAAATATATCATGAATCCACTGACACTGACAAATCCTGCTTCATCGCTGAAAGTGTTTTTTGATGTAAATTTTGCTGCTCCTTCAGGATTTGCTCTTTACTATAGACTCGCATCAAATACAAACTATTTGTCTGGACAGACTTGGATTTTGGCTTCTCCTGTAACGTCACCAAAATATAGCAGCTCTGGTGACGTTTACTACGGGGTTGAGTATGATATATTGTCCAATGTGCAGTTCACATCTGCACAAATTAAGATTGTAATGACTTCTTCTGATACAAGCAATGTTCCGTCTATACAACAAATTAGAATGATTGCGACATCATGATTCCTGTTTTTGATGATTCTTCCATTGCTAGAGATGAAAAA